CCTCGCCCTCGAGAGGACGTCGTGCAGCTCCCCGGCGAGTTCCGGGTGCTGCTTGATTGCTGCCATGAGCTCGGCCTCGAGCTGGTCGAAGGCAAGCTCGGCCTTCTTCTTCATGTCCTGCCGGACGCGCTTCTCATAGGTTGCGTTCCGGGCGAGGCTTGCGATGAGACGCCCCGCCTTGTCGAGAGGCATCTCGGCGAAGTCGTCTTCCGCCGTGCTGACTCGCTGCATGAGGCCGTCCATGAGAACCATCGAAGCAGCCTTCGTGTAGTCGAGGTCGGGGTGGGCCTCGACGGCCTGGGCGATCGCTTGCGTCCGCTGCAAGGTCTCGGCGACGCGCTGCGCCGCCTGTGTGCTGCGGATCGCATAGCGTCCGATCGCCGACTTGCTGATCTCGTAGCCCTCCGCCTTGAGCCACGCGGAGAGGTCTTCGTAGGTGTTGGCCGTGTCCGCGAGCCGGACGTCGAGCTCCGTCTTGATGTCGTCCGGGAGCTTGTCGATCGTCGAGCTGATTCGCGTCCTCCGGCGTTCGCCCTTAGACATCTACGCCGGGGTCTTCCCTCGTGCCTTCCACGAGGTCGACGCCCGCCTTCGTGAGCTGGATGACGGCGTCCCGGCGGTATGCGTTGTAGGCCGTCGCCCTCTTGTCCGTGAACTCGATGTAGCCGCCGTCCTCCAAATAGGAGAGCTGCTTCGAGATGTCCGGGACGGTGATGAGGTTGTCGGCAAGAAGCGCGTTCGTCACCTGCCGCACGAGCAGCGAGTTCTGATTGCCTTTCGCCAGGGCCCGGACGATGTAGCCCCGGATCGCCTTGTTCTGCCGGATCTCCCGCTCCGTCATGTCGTCAAAAAAAGCCATGGTCTTTTATCCCTCCTTTGCCGGGCTCCTGTATAGGAGCTTATCGAGCTTTTGGTCGATGTTGTTCGAGACCCGGATGAAGTCCTCTCGGGTCGTGTAGATGAGGGGGAGGTCGGCTTTGAGGTCGCCGAGCTCCCCTCGAACGGCGGCGATGTCGTCGGCGTTATTCTTGTCCGCCGCCTCGAGCTTCGTGATCGCCGACTTCATCTCGCCGATCGCGTTCTTGACCCCCCAGGAGGCGACGCCGATGATCGCCGTGATGACCGTCTGAAAGACGAACATCGCAATCGTTGCTCCGTCCATGCGTCCCCCTCCTTACTGCTGGGATACCCTGTCCTCCGCGCCGCCGATGGTGGCGCCGTCAAGCAGCTCCCCGGACAGGGTGAGATAGGGGTCTTCGTTCTTGATGTGAAGGACGGCGTCCTCGATGACGGCGGTGAGGTACTTGTCGAAGCTGCCCAGGTTGTCGGTGATGACCTGCTGCGCCTCGGGTGCGATTGCCGCCTTCACCTCGTCAAAGACCTGCTTGCCCAGGTCGAGCAGCTCCTCACGGCTTGCCGTGCCGTTCTTGACCGCGTCGCGGAGCGCCTTCGCGGTGGTCTGCTCCATCGCGCCGACGAAGACCGTCGCAAGGTTGACCACGTCGTCAAGGACGTCCTCGAGCACCTTCCGGCCCGCCTCGTCCTTGATCTGCGCTGTCTGCTCCTTGAGCTTGGCCGCGCCCAGCCGGATATAGTAGACCCCGTAGGCCCCGGCGAGGGCGATGATCGCGAGGACGACGTTGACGAGAGCGTCGCTCGCTGCGTTGGTGATGAGTTCCATGTTCATGTGTGTTTTTGCCTCCTTCTCTAAGCATAAAAAATAAGACTACAAGCACAGCTTGCAGTCTTATTTTAGGGTCGTTTTATGGAATTTGATATACGAAGCGCTTCTAAGAATTACAAGGCCCCTCGTCCTCGTATTCGTCCCCGGGGTCTTCCAGGTAGTCGAAGATCCCGATCTGCCCTTCCGCTTGCCCGGGGCCGCAAATGCGCCGAACCCATCTCTCGGTGACGCCGTACTTCCGGGCGAGTTCCTGGTGGTTGTAGCCGGTGAACTCTTTCTTGATGCGGGCGTCGCGGACGGGGCGGGTGAGGCTCTCGGGCTTCGGGATATAGATCGTAGTGCCTCCGACGATCTCGGCCAGCTTGTAGAAGTTCTCCGTCCCGATTGCCTCGGCGATCATCCGATAGAGACCTTCTGAAATCATGTCCAGGGTCAAGTCCTTTACGAGCTCATCCATGTCCTGCGCCCTCCTTTCCGGTTACATTCTGCCGATGATCGCCAGGATCTCGCCGACCATGATCGGCTGATCGAAGCGAGCCTTCCACACGTCGGGGGAGTTGATGATCCCGCGTTGCACCAGGATCTCGAAGCCCTCCTTCTGCCAATCGGGCGTTCCCTCCGGGTAGCCGTCGTTCTCGGGCTCTGCGGGTGCTTGCGGGGTTTCCTGGGCCATGATCTGGCCGAGCAGCTTCACGATGTTCGCGCCGTATCCCGCGCCAGGAACAGCCCACCCGCACCCCTGGGGGTTGTCCGCCGCGCCCAGCCGTTCCACATAGGGCGCGACGCCACGGGCGACCAGGGAGAAGCGAGGATCGACGCACTCGTTCACCAGGGCCTCGGTGGAGGCATACGCCTTGAGGTGCTGGATCTGCGCCCGGACGCCGGTGCGCGGGTCGGGGAAGCTCGCCGCCTGTCCGGTGGCGTTTCCGTTGAGGGCTCCGATCCCGGCGTAGTTGTTTTGAGTCGGGAGGACAATCCCGCCGAACTTAAAATAGCCAGTTTCGTGGAGGCTCTGCGCGAAGGCCACGTCGCCCCGGACGCCCTCGGCCTCGCCCTCCTCGATAAACATCTCCGCGAGCTGTTCAAGAGAGCAGCTCGTGAGCTGCGGGGCGGAGTTCTTGCTCCGACAAAATAGCGCCATCTGCCGGGCCGTGGCCTGGGCCTTGCCCATGATCGCCGTCTTCTCGCTTTCGGTGGAGCTCTCCATCCCGAAGAACTCCGCCAGGATGTCGGCCTCTGCGACGGCCAGCTTGTCCAGGTTGGCGTCCTTGGAGAGCCACTTCGTCGCCTTCGTGTTCGTGTGGAAGCTGTGCTCGATGAGCATGTAGCAGGGCGTCCCGACCGCCCGAGCGCCACGGAGGACGCCATAGTATTCGCCGCCGGAGCTGTTCTTCCGGGTGGCCGTCCGCCCGGCCTGGGTGGTTCCCATAAGCTCGCCGACCTTCTTCGCCAGCTTGAGGGCCAGGGTGTCGACGTTGTTCTTGTTGTCGTAGGCCCGGTAGACGACGGGATAATCGACGCTCTCCGTGCCGCAAGCGTTGGAGTGGAGAGAGATGAAGACGTCGCACCCCTTCGAGGCCGTTCCGCGTTCGTAGACGCCGAGGTCGGTGTCGATGCTCGCCCGCGTGGTGACGACCTGGAAGCCCCGGGCCTCGAGCTGGGCCTTGAGCTTGAGATGCAGCGCCCAAACCATCGCGCTTTCGTAGTAGGTCTTCACGACGGGGCTCTGGTTGTATTTGCTGCCGACATGCCCGGCGTCGAGACAAATCTTCTTACTCATGATCCTCACCCTCCTCCTCGTCAGCATGGAAGATGGGCTCCCCGTCCACTTCGTTGATCTCCGGCTCCTGCGCCGGTCTGGTGTTGATGTTGTCGTTCATGGTGTGTTGTTTACCTCCTTATAGTTTCCAAACGGGGAGAAAGACTTCGTCGGCAATCTCCCCGATTGTGTATTGTTTTCGGCCCTCCGCTTCCAGACGCCGGAAGAACTTGTCGAGCTCGATCGCGATCTTGAGGGCCTTGAAGACGCCGATCTGCTCCGGGGTGATCTTCGGCACTTCCGGGCCCGCCATAAACTCGACGGCCCGAAGAAGGCGAACCTCCGCGAGAATAGGGTCTCTCTTGAGGAACTCCTCCCACTCGGCCCAGGTTTCCCGGGCGAACTTCTTCCGGTTGAGGCGCGGCTTGTCCGGCGGAAGGACTCCTTCCGCTTGGAGCTCCTTCTTCATCTTCGCCCTCTCGGCCTTCTCGCGCTGTGTGAGGCGTTTCTTCTTCGTCGGCATACCGTCCCCCCTTAACACGCAAGCGGCCCGCCTGGGGGCTGCTGCGCGGCCTTCTGCTGCTCTATGAGGGCCCGCGTGAACTCCGCCGTCTCCACCTGCTGCCGGAGATGCACGGCGGAGGCGAGCACCTGGGCCGTCGAGGTGAGCTCGGAGGTCGTGAGCTTGAGCAGCTCCTCGCGGTCTTCCTTGCTGGTGTTCTCTCCCAGGAAGCGCCGGGATCGGACGATCTCGTTCACGGCCAGGACGGCGGCGAGCCTCTCGACGAGCCCCATCGCCCCAGCCTTCCGCCCGCTCACGCCTCCACCTCCGACTCGATCGGGCCGTAGCCCAGCCGATCCCGGTAGACATTCGCCGCCCGGATGACCTGGGCGACGGCTGCGTCGCTCGCCAGTCGGTCGCCCAGGCTTCGCCGCTGCTCCGGCGTCGCGCCATTCTCCCGGATGACCTCCGACACCTCCGCCACGTCCCGGGGCGAGATCTCCGTCAGACGGCGGGCCACTCCGGGCGGGAGCCGCTGATAGTGCAAACGGAGGAAGATGATCCCGGTCTCCACCACCATGTCCAGCTCCGTGTCCCGGATGCTCTCTTGCATCCGGTGGATGCCTTCCAGCGCGGCCAGGACATCGAGCTCCCGCTGGTTCTCGTTATCCATCCCGCCCGGCCCCCTTCCGCTGCTCTCTGGCAAGGATCGCCTTGAGGCCCTCGATGACCTTCTCACACTGGGCCGTGTTCAGCCACTCGAGCCGGTCGATGCCGGTCATCCGCTTCACAAAGCCCTCGATCCGGCGCTTGTCGTTGTTCCACCCCAGGGCCTCGGTGAGCGCGTAGATCTTCCGGCGCTGCCGTTCGGTGGTGGGGTTACCGCCCTCGTCCGTCCGTTTGTCGCCGGTACTCCGGGCGGCACTGTCCTTCATGTTTTGCAGGACGCGGGCGACGTCGGTGATCTCGCCCTGCGTCAGCTTCTTCATGCTCTCCTTGCCGGTCTCCCGGTACACGACCCCGTGAAGGTCTTCGTCCGAGAGCCGGAGCTCGGGCGACTTCGCGATCGCCCATAGTGTGCGGATGGAGGGGAGCTTCCTTCCGCTGCGTGTTGCTGCCATGATTTACACCTCGTTTCCCCAACAGTCCCAGCCGTGGAACCTTTTCCGGGCAAAGAGTTCGATCCGGGGGACGTCCCCGAACAGCTCCTCGATGCGGCGGCGGACTTCCTCCGGCTTCTCGCTGTGCCGCGTTCTCACGGCCTCCACGAGCTGCGGGATGTTGTTCTTCTGCTTGTACTGAACCATCCGGCCCCGCGTCCCCATGAGGCAAAGCTCACAGTTTTTGAGCGTCCAGGGCGCGAGGTTCGAGACGGTCTTCCCGTTGACGGTCTTCTTCGACCACACAAAGGCGACGGTCACATACCGGAACCCCCACGCCCGATAGAGCTCGAGAGCGTCCGGGATGTGGGCGTCGGTGGCCCACATAAAGAGCGCCGCGTCTCGGTGGGCGATGCGCCCGACGTCGAGCTCCTTGAGGGCCTCGGTGGTCATGGTCGGATAGACCGCTTCGAGGGGTTTATAGGTGGTAGAAATTACCCCCCCCCCGCGTTTTTCCAGTTGCTTCCTTGCTGCTGAACTTCCATGGAGGGTCGGCGTAGATGACCCGGTACTTCTTTCTCGTGGTGGTGATGTCGACCCGCATGAAGCCCGCCCCCTTACATGCCGCTCTTGACCTGTTCCAGCTTCGCGAAGTCCAGCTCGTAGCCGAAGACGTCTTGCTGCTTCCAGGTAGCGCCGACCGCGTTGACGGTGTCCTCGCCGTACTTCTTGAGGGCCTCCTTCGAGATGTCCTCCTTGACGACGATGCAGTCCATCATCTGCCGGTTCTTGAGGCGGCGGATGATCTCCTCGATCTTCTCCTTCGCCCTGGGGAGGGACACGGAGGTCGAGAGCCGGAAGCCGATCTCGCCGAAGGTGAGGATCTTCGACTTCGCCTTCCCCATGTCCGCCCGGTGCTCGGTGACAAAGTCCTTGAGCTCGCGCTCGAGCTTGGCGATCCTGTCTTTGTGGGGCTTGCTCTGCTCCTCTGCGGCCTTCTTGGCCCCGAGGATCTGCTTGTTCATCTCGCCCTCAATGTCCTGGACGGCGAGCTGCGCTTCTGCAATCTGACGGAGGGCGTCGTTCGCGTCCTCCCAGGTCTTGACCCCGGAGGGTTCGACCACTCTTTTCCTTGCCATGTGTAGGTTCCTTCCTTTCTGTGCTTGTTGATATATGCCCGGGGAGTTGCCTCCCCGCTGCGGCTTGCTTCGGTGGCCTCATTCGGCTCCTCTCCGTCGTATAGGATGTAGGTCTTAGAGAGGAGCATATAGAGACCGAGCGGCCCGGTGAGGAGAGCGGCGGTCGCGTCGCTGTCCTCCGGCGTCTTCCCGCCTCGGGCCATGACCAGGATGAAGGCGGTGATCGCCAGCATAGCGAGACCCATGAGACGCTGCTTTCTCATTTTCATTGTCCCGGCCCCCTTCCGTGTTAGAGCATCATGAGGCTCGAGGCTTGCTCGATGATCTTCACGGTGACGACTCTCTCGCCGCGCTCCTCAAGGATACGGGAGACGTTGGAGAGGGTTCGGTCGAGAAGTCGGAAGCATCCGGTCTGCATGTTGCAAGCCCGGGCCTTGAGCTCTACCATCGCGTCGGGATCTACCTCGAAGCCCTCGAGGTAGCCCTCCACCTCCGAGGGGTCAAGCCCCTTGAGGGAGACATAGAAGTCGACCCGGTTCGCCATGCGGGCGAGGTAGGTCTTGATCTGCGCTTCGAGCTTCGGTTCTCCGGCGATGACGAGCCCCACGTCGGATTGGTCGAAGATCGCCCGGAGGATCTCCATCTTCTTTTGGGTGTACTTCGAGACGAGCTTGTCCGCCTCGTCGATGATGAGGAGGTATCCCTTGTTCGTGTTGAAGAAGTCCCGGATGCCGTTGACCCTGCGCCAGATAGTGCCGTAGCCGCTGGGGATGCCGAGGGACTTCTCGATCGCCTCCACAAGATCGCGGCTGCTCATGGTGTCGTCGCACTCAATGTAGGCGACCCTGGGGAGCTTCGCGTACTGCCGGAGGGAGTAGGTCTTGCCGTAGCCGCTGCGGGCGACCACGATACCGAGGCCGATGTACTCTTGACAGCTTTGACACACGCCGAGCACCTTGAGGGCGTCCCGGCTCTCATAGAAGACAGGCTTCCGTCCGGTCTTGCGCCCCGGCTCCGGAAGCGCCACGGCCTCGCCGGTGCGCTGGGCCAGCCAGTCCGCAAGGAGCTTCTCGATGGTGGAGATGTCCCCCTCGTACTTGCCGGAGAGGTAGCGGGAGATCGTCGGGCGGGAATAGCCCGGGATCTCGCTCGCCAGGGTGGCGATGCTGGTCTTCGAGACTGCGAGGTAGTCGTTGATCTGCTCGGCAAGGGTCTTGCCGGTGGTGTAGGTTGTGGCCTGGGCCGCTGCTGCTGTGATTTCCATGTTGTTCCTCCTATTCGTTCATAGCCCTCAAGCGAGCGAGGGCGTCGTCTGCCTTCTTCCCGAGGAACTCGTCCCCGGATGCCTTCTTCCCGGTCTTTCGGTTCGCGGCCATCTCCGCCCGGAACTCCTTGTCGTTCGGGAGGGTGACGACATTCGAGGGCCGATCCGCCTTGATGGTCAAGTCGATCATGCCGACCGCCTCGGAGGGCCGTCCGCCCTCCTGGATGCGGAGCTCGTAGGGCCGCGTCATGCTGTCCAGGATCTCCCGCATTTCCTTCTCCTGCCGCTTCTGGTCGCGGAGGTGGCGCTCGAGCGCCGCTTGCGAACAGTGAGGCCCGAAGGCCAGCAGCTCGGCGGAGACAGCTTCGCATATCTTCCGGCCCTCCTGGTCGAAGACGTAGAGCTTCGTGACGTCGTCGATGTCCCACTTGATGCCGACATGCTTGCCGACGTAGTGGCAAAGCTCGTAGTCCGTGTAGAGGGTGCCGAACTTGTTGATCCCCTGGTTCGTCACGCGGGCGGTGTCGGCCTTCATGAGCAGCATCGCCGCATACTCGCGGGGCGGAGCTGCCTTCTCATAGCGCTCGCCGTTCTCAAAGAGGGAGATCGGCGTGATCCACTTCTCGCCCGCGTCCTTGAGGCCCCGGTGCTCCCGGGTGTGGTACTTCTCGTTCTTCCACTTCGTCCATGCCTCGAAGAACTCCTCCATCGTCAGCAGCTCGCCGCGCTCGAGCATACCTTCGACGTCCTTCTGCCGCTTGGCGTAGGTCTTAGAGCCGGTGAGGGTGCCCGTGTAGCTCTCGAACCATTTCGAGAACTTGGAGCACACGGTCGAGAAGAAGCGCTCGATCGGCTTGTCCCACGGCTGATAGGGGAGCGACCGCCCGACCTCCTCGATGCCGATGCTCTGGTAGAAGCCCACGGTCTCGGCGTCGAACTCGAAGTCGATGTTCCGCTTCTTGCGGCTCTGTCCGGTCATGGTCTTCCCCGTGTAGTCCTTGCCGTTGTCGACGTGGAGGATGTGGGGGACGCCTCCGGGCTCGCTGTAAATCATCTTGACCAGTGACTCTTTTAAGGTCTGACTGTTGGCGTCGATACAAGCCACGTCGCCCACGATCGCCCGACTCCGCATGTCCATCCATGCGGCGAGCTTCGGGCGGACGGCCTTGATCTTCCCGTTCGGGGCGACCCACTGAACCCAAAAGTCGAAGGTGTGCTCGTCGCCGACAACGTACTCCATGACCTTGAGGCTCGTCGCGTCGCGCTTGCCCTTGAGCATCTTCTTGTTCTTCCACTCCCGGGAGCCGTTGGCCGCGAGGTAGCGGGCCGACTCTCCGCCCCGGCTGTCCATGAGGTGCTTGATGTACCGGGCGACCGTCTTGATGCTGGGGTAGTTCTCCCAGCCCCGGCCCTCGGCGACCTCCTCGAACTTCTCGTAGAGCATTTCGATCGTTCCCAGGTTGGCCGCGAAGCGCCGGTCGAACCATATATTTTGAATGAGCGCCTTTTGCTCATCCGTGAGACTCGGGAAGGTGGCGGTCGCCTTCGGCTTCCGACACAAGGACAGCGCCCGGAAATAGTCCCGGCTCTGGCCGTCCTCCTTCTCCATCTTGAGGGCCCAGGCGTTCGCCTTGAGGATGTTGTCGACGTAGCGGTAGAGGGTCGGGAGACTCACTCCCAGGCCCAGCGCGTACCGCTCGGCGTAGGCCGTGCGGTCGGGGCCGTCGTAGTCGATGAAGTCTTGCACCCTCGCCGCCAGCTCGACGGCCTCGTAGAACACCTTCTTGTGCTGCTCGGTGTAGTGGTTGAGGTCGACGCCCACATACCAGGGCGCGGACTCTGTTCGCTTCTCTATGACGACATCCCTCCCATCTATCTTCTGTGCCGCCCGCCACGCCTTCCGGCCCTTGGCTGTGAGGGAGTCGACGGAGACGAGCACCTGCTCCTTGCCGCCGTTCTCCTGGGGCTGCGTTCTGGTCTTGTACTGCTTGGGGTTGCGGGAGACTCTTGAGGTCATTCCCTTGTAGGTGATGCCCTCGAACTCTGCCGCCTCCTTTAGTGTGATGAATACGTCCGGCACTCCTGTCCCTCCCTTCCTGGTATTACGCTGCCGTTACCTTCTCGACTTTCCGGGGGTCGAGGTTGAGGGCCGCGATGATCGCCGGGAGGTACTTCTCGCCCGACCGGACGCCGTAGAGAATGTAGCTTAGATACTGCGGCGACGCGCCGATCTCGGCGGCGAGCTGCGTCTTCGTCTTGTCCTGGTCGGTGAGCGCCTTGACGACGAGCTTCCCCAGGGGGCAAAGTTTACCGTTGCTTTTCACCGCTGTCCTCCTTCCTGTGTAGTGGTTCTTGGATTTACTTCCGGTTCCTCCATGTGGTCACGGCCAGCACTCCCACGGCCAGCAGGGCCAGCAGGAGGCCCGGCGGGCCTACCCGGTCGGCGGCGATCCAGAACCCAGCCGCCGCCAGGAAACCCAGCCCCACCGCCGCCATGGAGGCGAGCAGCGTCGCCAGATAGTCCGCCGCGAAGCGCCGAGCCCGGGCGAGCCGCCGACCGCCCGCGAGGAGCCGTTCGAGCCGAGCCTCTCTCTCAAGCAATTTGAGAATGAGATCCAGCGCCGCGAGGTCGGCTTCCGCCTTCCAGAACGCCGCCTCCTGCCCGGGCCGGGCCCGCATAGGGGCGCGGGGTTCTCCCGCCGCCCGCTTCTGCCGGAGCGCCTCATAGCGAAGGGCCTCGGCCCACGCCTGGGCATCCCTGGTGCTCATCTTCGGCCTCACAGTTTCGCCCCCTTCCGGTACTGCTCGACGGCGTAGTTGTCTTCCATCATTTCCCTCAGCTCTCCGACCCGTTCCCGGAGTGCCTTCCGCAAGGCCAGCGCCGGAGCGCCGTCGCCGTCCAGGCCGTCCAGGGCTTCGTCCAGCTCCCGGGCCGCGTTGAAGATGTTGAGGTACACCCGGCAATCGTTGGGCGGGCATTTCTCCGCCAGCGCCAGCCCCAGGGCGTAGATCTGCGCCGTCTTCCGGTGCCGCTTGAGTTCCGGGTGAAGGTGCTCGAAGGTCGTCCGATCCTCCGGGGCCGATCGGGCCTTGACCGCCTCCTCAATGGCTGCGGCGAATGACTCACGCTCTCGCCCCGTGATAACCTGGGCAGTCGCCAGCGCCCGGAGATAGGCCCGGGCCTCTGCGCCGACCCGGTCAGCCTCGGCGCTGCTCTCTCGGTCTTGGATGCGTCCGATGAGCCCATAGAGCGCCCCGAAGGCTTTCCCCCGAGCTCGAAGATCTCGCCCGTCGGCCTCGTTCGCCAGTCGCTCGAGGGAGCACTTCTCACAAACCGCGTCGAGCTCCTCTTGCGTCATCTCCGGGCGGCGGTGTCGACAAAGCTCGTCGCACACATAGGAGAGGAGCTCCTCCGGCTTCTTGGGGAGTGGCCCCGGGGCGTCCCCGAAGGTGTCCGGGAGGACGTAGCAGTCTTCCCGATCCAGGACGCCCAGGTCGCGGAGGGCGACCTTGTAGCCGTAAAGCTCATGCGCTGCCGTGCGCTCGTCCACGTCCTTATAGTGGGGGTTCTCGACCTGTCCCCGGAGGACGGTCTCCCATCCGGCGATCATCTGCTGGGCGTCGACTTCCTCTTCCTCGGTGGTTTCGTCGGTCTCCTTGACGATCGTGACCTTGACCTCGGGTTCCTCGGTGTCGAGCTCCGACTCGAGGCCCCGAGCCAGCTCCACGGCCTCCTCCATGCTGCCCGCGTTGTCGTACTCCATCGCGCCCCGGTCGATGTCCAGGATGCCGGTGTAGAGCTCGGCGTCGATGACGCCATACTCGCCGAGGGCCGTCCCCTCGTACTCCCGGAGCTCCCGGGCGTTGAACTTGACGACGAGGTAGCCGTTGATCTTCTTCATCTTTCTCATGCTGCTGTTCCTTCCTTTCTGTGTGTGGGGGTCACTGTCCCAGGGGAGGGACGACCCGGATCGTGTCCGTGTGCTTGTGGAGAATCACGAGCTCCCCGTTCTGCTTCTGCTTCACGACGAGCCAGCTCTCCGGCGAGAGGCCCGCTTGTCCGAGCCGGATCTTCTGCTTCCTGGTTGGCTTCTTTCCGCGTCTCAAAGAGATCGC